ATATTTTATATAAATTATTTATATAAATAATATATTTATAAATGTATATTTATATAAAATGAATCAACTTCTGATTAAATTGTAAAACTGTACATGTTGGATTGCAGCGGGCGACTCGCAAACGACAGCTGCGGATTCTGCGGCGTGGGCGCCTGAATCGTTTGAGGAACAAACATTAAATCTTTTGGCTTCAACAGGAATGCGCTCTTCATCGGTCCCGATTCAAACCAGTCATTGTAAACCGCCAAGTTACCATCTCGCAGCAACTGAAACGAAAGCGCCATGCACTGACACCCCGCTAAAGACGGCGGCATCGGGTCATAATTTTCCGCCGACATGGACGAATCTGGAAGAACAATCGTCATATACTGCTTATTAAACGACGTCAGTTCCGTAATGTCCGGACTGTTTAAAACATTGAACACGGTCAAAATTCTCAAAAACGCATTGCTCGTCAAATTCGTAATTTCATACATGCGTTCCGCACCCGGCTGATACAACAGCGGGTTACTTTCCACAATAATCACAACTTTTCCCGCAAACTTATTCACCGGCTCGGCACATATGTTTTTCCCGCCAAATTCGTGATTATATTCCGGAATCAGTCGGTCATTCAGGTTCGATTTAATGACATCTGCCATGCTATTCAACACGTCCACGTCGTTGGTTTTGATTCGGAACAGTAGTAGCAGCGGATCGTTCGGGTTGGGACACACGTTTGAACTCGGACTAAATGCCGACGTCGCCACTGCACTCATGGCTTCATCAAACGACACCGAATTATATGTTTCCTTAATGCACTTGTCATCGCTTAATGAAGTGGAAACGATTGGCTGTCCGTTTTTACCGTATATTTCAAAATCCAGGCACCTGCATCCCATTTTAATTGCGTGTTGAAGCGCGCACACGTTTACGTAATCATTTGAAAAGTTTCCCGTGGAGCAACAATTGTACGCCGTTTTTACATAGTAATCTCTCAGTAAAAACTGAGAAGACGGATCAGCAGAAGCCGTCGTGATCCAACTTGAATTTAGCGCCGCCGACTTTTTGCCGTTTAAACGTCCGCAGCTTTTTGGAAGCAGCGTCATTTTATAATACACGTAATATGCGATGCAGCCCGCTATAAATATGACAAGCGTGGTCCCGATAACGTGAATGAGCGTCGTGTTGTCCGTTTGCGACATGTATGATTTTAATTGCAATTTAAAGCTGTTGGCTGCATCAGCAACACCCGAAATTGCGTTACTGCCTGGTTTAACTGGAGATGACATTGTTTTTATTATTTATTTATTCTTATTATATTAAATATTTTAATAAATTATAAATTATGAATGAATAAAATATGAGTTTATCTAAATCTTATAATTTATACATATTTTAAATTAATGAATTATATGTAAAATATAATATTCAAATATTCAATTATTCGATTATTTAATTGAATGAAATAGAATTTAAAATTATTATATCTAGATTATATAGTATTTTATTTACATTTATATAATATCTCTCTTCTCTCTAAAAAATATTTCATAAAAATAAATAATAAATAAATAATGGCAGGAGGTTTATTAAATTTGGTCGCATACGGCAATCAAAACGTCATTCTCAATTCCAATCCTAAAAAAACATTCTTTAAAACAACATATGCAAAGTATACAAATTTCGGTCTGCAAAAATTTAGAATCGATTTCGACGGGCAGCGAAGTTTACGATTGAATGAATCTTCTAAATTCACATTTTATATTCCACGCTATGCCGAACTGCTAATGGACACGTACCTGGTTGTCACGCTACCAAACATTTGGAGCCCTATTCTGCCTCCCCAAAGTTGTGGACAGTCGTGGACGCCCTACGAATTCAAGTGGATCGAAAATATTGGCACGCAAATGATAAAAGAAATTACAATTTCGGTAGGCGGCCAAACGCTTCAGAAACTAACAGGCGGATACTTGCAAGCGCTTGTAGAGAGAAATTTCAACGGAACCGAGCGCGACTTGTATAACCGCATGACCGGCAACATTCTGGAACTCAATAATCCTGCCCTGTTTTCATCTAATAATGGAAAATATCCCAATGCCTTTTATAATTATACGAATGATCCGGCAGGAGTTGATCCGTCCATTCGGTTCCGAAAATTGTATATTCCCATCAATGCGTGGTTCACGCTCAGCAGCAAAATGGCGTTTCCGCTTGTCGCGCTGCAATACAACCAGCTTCAAATCGACATTACGCTGCGCTCCATTCGCGAATTGTTTGTCATTCGCGACGTGTCGAATCCGGCCACCGGTAGTAAAACCGCCGCACCCAGCACCACAAACACAGACCCGCCTTATTTTCCCGAATACGTCACGCCGAATTATATTCAGCCCAATTTTAACGACAACTTGCAACAATTTTATCGGTTCATTCAACCGCCTCCTAATATTGAACTGGATTACGGCACTTCAACTCGCAGCGACTGGAATGCCGACATTCACTTGATGTCCACTTACTGCTTTTTATCGGCGGACGAAGCCAAACAGTTTGCAACCGTGCCGCAACAGTACTTGTTTAAATCCGTGTATCAGTGGGATTTTGAAAACGTCACCGGCAGTCGTCGCGTATGGTTGCAAAGCACGCTCGGCATGGTGGCCAGCTGGATGTTTTATTTTCAACGAAGCGACGCATACTTGCGAAACGAGTGGGGTAACTATACGAATTGGCCCTACAAGTATAAACCGGACGGATTAATTCCAGCCCCAACGACGCTACCATTCGATTGGTCTGCACTATCACGATGTCCGTCATATGACGTTAACTTGGGACCAGGAACCAATCCGGCATACTCTGCAAATCCGGATACCGGCTACTTTATTACGCCACCATTCAGCGTTCAAAACCAAAAAGACATTCTTCTGAATTTAGGAATTTTATTGGATGGTAAATACAGAGAGAATTTACTCGATGCCGGCATCTATAATTATCTGGAAAAGTATACCAGCAGCCGCGGTTCAGCACCCGATGGCCTTTATTGTTACAATTTTTGCCTAAACACTGAACCCAGCGATTTTCAACCTTCTGGTGCAATCAATGCCAGCAAGTTTTCAACGATTGAGCTTGAATTTACCACGTTCTATCCGCCGCTGGACCCGAGCGCGAATTTCTTGACCATTTGCGATCCGGAAACCCAAGTTCCTGTTGGTGTGAATAAACCGACCTGGAGAATTTATGACTACAATTACAACTTGACTGTTTTTGAGGAGCGCTTCAATATGCTCACATTTGTCGGCGGTAATTGCGGTCTCATGTATGCAAGATAAAATAAATTGAAAAAAGATTTTGTTTGATATTATTTTACAGTGTTTCTATTTATTTCGAGTTAATCTGTTTCGCGTCGCAATGGCTACAACTATGTCAGCAAAAGAACTGGGACGACTCCAACGAACGATGAACGAGCTGCTTCAAAGCGGCAAAATGGACGAGTTTCACATATTGCTCAACGAGAATGCAGAGTTGATTGACACGACGCGAGAAAAAGGCATTATTACCATGGTGCTACGATTTGCGATTTTGGAACACGATGATGCGCGCATTGCTTCCGTGTTTGACCGACTTTCCATGAAACGCGACTACTTTGCACTCATGATTTATAACCCGGATCCCGAATACTGCACGCACTTGTTCACGCGATACATTGACGCCGCGCTTCTCGATTCCAAAGACATTCGATTTATCATTGAAAATCAGCTCTCATACCTGTTTCGTTACTTGGACGGCAAGTTTTTGCACGATTCTCGGCCCACATGTGACGGTGGTGGCGAGTTGGTCGAATGCGAGACAAGTTTATCCACTAGTTTATCCACTAGTTTATCCAGATATACGCTTCAAGGATGCGCGCACTACATTCAAAAAATTGTTGCTCAAATTGAAAAAGACCCAAAAAGCAAATCGAAACAGCATCTTCCTATTTTAAAAAATCTTGAAAAATTAACACCCCTTTATGACACAATTATTGACGGCGGAAACGTTTTGCATTCATACAATGGTAGCCCGAATCCCGACGATTTGAATGCCATGATTCAACTTGTTCGGCGAAACGGATGCAGCCCGCTCGTTGTTATCCACAAATCGCACACCGACGAACGACGCAATCCGTCCTACGCTCCACGCATTAATGCCATGCTACGCGACGTGCCTCACATTATTACTCCCGCTGGACTAAACGATGACTTGTTTATTCTGTTGGCGTATTTGATGCGCATCCAAAAAGAAGAGCGGAAACAGAAAAATGGTTTGCGCGTATCGATTGTTACGCGCGACACGTATACCGACCATATGGATAAATTCAAACGCGCGGAAAAAGACGTGTCTGACGATTTCGGAAAATACTTGGCAAGTGACCTTGTTTCATTCGTGAACGATGGCGGCGGAAACATGCGCTTTCACCTTCAACCTGCGATTTCACATTGCATTCAAATTGTCGAATCGCATGCATACATACCCGTAATTATTGAAAAAAAATACACATTTAGAAAAATACAACTACAGTAATTGGTATTTAACGGTATAAAAAACTAAAAAAAACTAAAAAATTTAAAATATTTTTTTTAGTTTTTTATATATATAGTATAAAAATCTATAAATCCATGTTTATTTCATATACACAAAAAGAAACAAATCAAATTATTTACGATGAAATTAAAAAAGCTTCAAAATATATTCACATTACGACAATGTTTTTCAATGATGAAGGTTTATCATTGAATTTTATAAAATTACTAAATCATAAAGTAAAAGAGCATCCGAATATTAAAATTCACATCAACATTGGATTGAATCCATTTGATAAAACGAATCTAAATGAATATAATTTAAATAAAAAAATACAATTAAGATTTATTCCTATGAATCATTTAATTAATACTTATCATGTTCGTTTATTTTCTACAGAATCTATTTTTGCGGTTGGTGGAATTGACATTAGAAAATTAAATTTAACAGGAAAATATATACAGTTTACTTTATTTATACCTATTCAAAATAATGTTTTTATAAGTAAAACGATAAGTAACAAAAATATTTTGTATGATTTTACTGAAGATAAAAATAGCTATAATATTTCAAAAGTAGATCCATATACAAAAGTGAATCATTTGATTGACAGTTCAAAACAACACATATTTATAGATAACCAATATTTTTTCAGCAATACATTTACAAATAAACTTATTGAAAAAAAAAAGAGTGAACCAAATATTAAAATTGAAGTATTTTCGAATGACAAATTTGAAAATAATATTTTTAAAAGTGAAAATATTTTTATAAGTTTTATTAATGGTATAAAAAATAATTCATTAAATATGTTAAATCAAAATAACATGAAAAAACTAAAAAATGAAGAAATTATTGTTAAGACACCACCTGAAAATAAATATACTCATAATAAATTATTCATATTCGATAAAAAATATATACTTATGGGATCTATGAATATCATGGACAAGTCGTTGCAAATATATGGCGGAGATATAGAGTTGTGCGTTTTAATCAAAAATAAAAAATTAGCAAATGAGATGCTCAACTATTATAAAAATATTTTATTTTAACACATTTAAAAATGAATTATGAATTATATAAAGGTTTAGGACATGTTTAATATATTTTTAATATATTATTATAAAAATATATAATATTTTTATATTTTATATTTTTATAACATATAACATATATACTACTTTTTAATAATACAAATGCCCAAAATATCCAAATGCGATAACAAGAATAAAAAGACGCAGAAAAAATATAAGTCGCGCCCATCTCCCGCATTCGCTGCAAACGACTGTAAAAATAAAACCAAAAAAGGAAACAATGGCAAGTTTTTTAAATCTGTTGCAGATAAAAATGGAGTTTATAAATGGACTCCAGTTGTTAAAAAAAAATAAAATAATCTCGGGTTAAAATATATAGTATTGTATAATTTGTATATTTTAAAGTAATAAAAATGAATTTTGATGATCCAGATGACGAATTGGCTGGATTAATCGAGCAACCCGAGCGACCCTTCTTGCCTTGGACAGCAAATAATGATGGCAGAGTAAATCCTCTTCAACGACGACAGCCCGTACAACCACAAATAAATCCATTTATAATAAATAATCGGACGCCGGGCGCTATGCCGTCAAACGGAGGGCGAAAAAAGAAACGAACAAGCAAACATAGTAAAAAATATAAAAATAAAAACTATAAAAATAAAAATCGTAAACATCAAACAAGACGAGTTATGAAAAAACGTAAATAATTCATAAAATTGAAAATCGATACTACATTTTTTTTATCCCAATCATGATGATAAAAAGAAATATGATAAAAAGTAAAAAACTCGTGTGCGATATTACGCCACAACTTGCCGAATTCCTAGGTGAACCAGGTCAGACAAAAATGTCGCGAACAGAAGTCACGCGCAGAATCGACGCATATATTCAAAAAAAACACCTTCAAGATGTTATGAATCCCACCAATATTTATCCAGACAAGAAGCTTATGACGCTGCTTTTATCCGCGTTTGCACCGAATCCAAGACCTTATCCCAAAATGATAACATTTGAAATGCTGCGCGACATGATTTCAAATCACTGTATTTTCACTAGATACGAAGATTATTACTATCGTGTTCCCGGCATTCCTTGTGGCGAGAATCCTTTATAAAATCTTCTAATTTGTCCATTCCGCTACTATCTTTTACATGCACTTTATGAACACATGTCAAATAATAACAATTTTCAGTCCGATTATATACTTTTTCTTCAATCAAGTAGCTTTCGTGCGGGATGTTTATAAACGTGTCACATTCATAACCATCTTTACAATCTTTATTATAATCATCATCATTGTTGTTGTCACTGTTTTTACAAACATACGTAATGTATGCGCGATGCACTTTATCATACTGTGCATTTAAAAACTCATTGTATATTCCACCTCCGCCAATAATCCACAATTCATCATACTTTGCAGCTTCACAATGCGCGAGAGCATCGTATATGGAAGAAAATATGTGACACAAAGTTGATTGTGAATGTGACTGTAATTCGGTATTTCGAGAAATAATTATATTTGTTCTATTTTTCAGCGGCCTTCTTCTTTCTGGAATACTTAACCATGTATTTTTACCCATGAGCACCGCATTCTTTCCTGCACCCGTCGTTCGTTTGGAAAATAATGCCATGTCGTCCTTTAAATGAGGCCATGGTAGTCCACCTTTTAGCCCTATTCCCCCGTTTCCTGTGATTGCAACGGCAACATTTATCATCATTCTTCTTCTGATTATGAATTCCTATAGTTTTACAATATAGTATAGATAATTCGCAATATTTAATTAAGTAAGTATTTAGTAAAAATATTTATTATTATTTTATAGTTAATTTATAGTGTAGTGTGTATAAAATAACTATAAATTATAAAATAAAATAAAAATAAATAAAATTAAAAATAATTATGAAATTTAAGTTTGAGTTTATTATTTTTATCATTACCGCTGGACTCATTTTAAACACGTATTATGACGGTAAATATTTTAAACTGGTGGAATCCGTGAATGCAAGAAAATACATAAAAATGGCAACCATTGGATTCTTCGGACTGTCCATGTACTTGTTCATGAAGAAAAATCCGGAAAATTCGCACAATATTATGCAACACGCCAACGAGTTTATTAAATACATGCCGATTAGCCGCGAATCCGCAGACATGCTGACCCCGTTTTTCGACATGACAAACAAGCGCGCATTCTTTGGACAAGATGCAAATGCCACAAATGCCAGTGCCGGTACTGATGACGCCGGCTGGACAACTCGACGACAACAAAACAGCATCAACAAAATCATGACCTCCGGTAAAACGGGTGGCTCCGGAGTAGGACCCACAAAACGCAGCGTGAGCGAGTCCAAAAAGAAATTTGTCGCGTCGCAACAGGGGTGGAAATGCGGCGACTGTCAACGCCAGCTTCCAGGATGGTTTGAAGTCGATCATAAAATCCGTCTTGAACACGGCGGTTCCAATGCCGTCGATAATTTGGTGGCGTTATGCAGAGATTGTCACGGGAAAAAGACGGCATTTGAGAATTTTTAGAAAGATAGAGAGACAAATGCAGAGAGATAAGATATAAAATTATTTAGCAGTTCTCAGTTTTTAATTAAATAATTTTATATTATAATTATATCCATCCAATCCACCTAATACCCACAAGTAAAAATAATAAATAAAAAATTAACAAATTAACAAATAAATAAATTAACAAATAAATAAATAAAATAAAATGCAGTCATTGAATAATAATTCAGTTGAAATAACAGGAACCGTGACAACACTAACAAAATTCATTTTCATCGCACTCCTATGCATCCTTGTCAATATCCCGCTCTACTTTATGGACGAAAAATGGGTCGCCGGATTGTTCACGGGGGCATGGGCCGGCGCAGCAGTTTTACTGTTTCTTTATAATCACGCATTCAATCTCAACGTGACTTCATACAGCTTGTCCAACTTTTTCAACAGTTATCTTGCCCCGATTCTAATCTACGTGTTTTGGATCATATCAATTTACTGGCTCGTCACCGGAAACGCCGACTTGGCCGAAAATCCGAGCGACAGCCCAACTTCAAGAAACATTGCAGCCGTTTTTACAGGGGCAATCCCCTTTTTAGCAATTGTTGTAACAACGCTGTATAAGACAAATGCAACACACCTCGTCCCTTGGGGCATTGGCGGCAGCATAACTGCATTCATTTTCGCGCTGTTCTTCTATTATTTAAACGTGTTGCGAGTGAGTTGTACCGGTGGTTCTAGCTCGGATTGTTGGGCCTACGCCGGATGGTCGACGTTTTTAGCTTTTATTTTAACAACCGCATTTTTTGTAGGGCTGTCCTTCATTACTATTATAAACACCGCTCTAAAAATGTTTCAAATCTTTCCGAAAAACTTTTTACAAAATATAACTGCACCAATGAACATCTTTTCCATCGTCATGTATTTAATCGCGTGGATTTCCAGCATCGTCGTATTTTTTCGCCACGATGAAACGTTTGGAGATGAAGAAAGCGACCCCGTAAACATATCGTTCACGCTAATTGCGCTGATTTCTCTCGCGATACTCTTCTTGAAACAATTCGAATTTGCATCCGCAGCTATTACGCGAATTATGCAATACGTTATGAGCACCGACTTTAGTCCGTGGTCTATTTTAATTCATGCCGCAATCATTTTATTGTTCATATTTTCAATCAATGTCACAACAACATCGTTACATAAAACAGGATGGGCAAATAATCCATCGATTTTGGCTATATTTATTTCTATTCTTGTTTTAATTATATTTTATATAGGCATATTATATTACAGAAATTAAATTTCATTTTTATCGATTTTTTTATTCTGTTATAATAAGTGTAAGTAATAATATAATAAGTGTAAGTAATAATATAATAAGTAATAAAATAATAAGTGTAGTTTATATTGATTGATCCGATCCGATCCGAGTTTTGATATTCAGCAAAATAAATGAATTCAGATGCAATCAAAATGAAAGCAATTCAACTAAAGGACGCAGTCGTTGATGCCGGAGCGTCCTTTAAATTTTTCATTCTTTTCGTCATTCTCCTATTTTTATCCCTTTCAGCATACGGATTCAGCCACAATTTTATTAAAAACCAATGGTGGTTTTCTATTGCAGCCATCATCATTCTTCTGTTCTCGTTCTTCTTAAAATTCATTTTAAACATTTCGACCGTTTACATTGGTTTGTTTGTATTGGTTGCAGTTTCAGAATTGCTGTTCCTGGTCAATCGATTCGCAGGCATCGTCGCGTCTTCCATCGTAGGTTCCCTCATATTGTACATTCTGTATTTAACGCTTGTTCGTGGCGAAAACGTAAACGCATCCGTAAACGCCTTTTTTAGCGACATGTCGTTATCCGACCCCCTTTACATTTTAAGTAAAGTATCAACATTTATATGCAATTACTTTTTGAAGGGAATTCTGGTTCAACTTGTCAAAAGCTCGATGCTAATTATATTCCTCATGTATTTAGGACTGGTCGTTTATATTTACACAAAACAACCGTATCAAGTGGTTTCAGATAATAAATCTATATTTTTGTTTCTATTTCTCTTTATCGGGTTTGCGCTGTTGTCGCTGCTCGTCATGGGCCTGGAAGCATTCGTTCCCTTTATCACGTCATTCGTAAAATATACAATCATTATTGGCATTGCGATTGGTCTCATCATGGCAGTTTTACACGTTTATACCAACGTTCCAATTATTGCAAACACGGTTTTATTCATTCTGAATATCGCCATTCTCGTCGGCATTTTGGCCATGATTGTTCGCTTCATTGGAGCAGAATCGCCAAACTACATTTCCGGCCCGCCCACGTGGTCCAGTTTACTGTTTAAAATCGTCATTTACCTTCCTTGCATGTGTCTGAATTTGGCGGACTATTTTCGAGGCGAGCTCAAACTGGCGCAGCGACAATGGACCTACGTAATTCTTCTATTCTTTGAAATCGCATTCGTCGCGCTGCTGTTTCTGCTTCCAAAAATATTCGACGCGGTCGTAAATCACAACGGCGAAGTCATTCTAGATAAGGTGTTGCCGCTCAACGAGAAGAGCGAACCGTTTGACATTACAACGCCCAACTCGGACAACAGCACAACTGTTTCTTTAACACCGTCCCTCGCAGACAACGTGAAAACAAATACGCCGCATTACAGTTACGGAATTTCCGCGTGGTTTTACATTCACCCTGAACCGCCGAAAAACAGCTATTCTCCAGCCGATGACGGAATCAGCATTCTGAATTTCGCAACCGATTCAAATGGCGGCGCACCGCAAGTTTTTTTTAATCCGAAAACGAACCAACTCGTAATAAGCGTTCAAACTGAAACAAACAATACTGTAAAAGTCGATGTTCCAAATCAGATTTTGCTGCAACGATGGAACCACTTGTTCGTCAACTTTAACAATAGCGGCATCATGGATGTGTTTTTAAACGGTCATTTAGAAAGTTCTACGCCAAATATCATTCCGAAACTGCCCAAAACTTTAATTGTTGGTTCGCCGGGAGGAATATACGGCCAGCTTTGTAATGTGGTGTATTACAAAGACGTAGTTGGCAGCCAATGCGTTTCTTGGATTTACAACACGCATAAATTGCTAAACCCGCCACTCAAACCCAACTTTTAATAATGTTTTTTTTTGTAATTAATAAAATATCTGTTAATTATATAAAAGTATCTGATACTTATAAAAATACATTTACAATAACTATTTATTGTATGAAAAAAGTAGCCATCGTTCAAAGCAGAGAGTATTTTACTCCAGATTTACAAGACACCTACCTTGAAGACATTCCATTACTTACTTCTGATAATGTTGAAAAAATATATGCATTTATACTAAAACATGCACAAAAAAAATGCATTTTTAATTTTGTTTTAGACATTGACTCTGGTGTTTTAGACAAACTCATTGACTACATAAGTTTAAAAAAAAAAAAAAAAATCTAAAAAAATTTAAATATTAAAAAAAAATATTTTTATTGTTACACGCTCAAATGCCACCAGCATTCGTGAAAAGAAAAATCTAAAAGATATAAATATTTATTTTACACTTACTACAATTGGAGAAGTTTTAAAATATTACTATGATGACAGAATGTTTATAGTTTCTGATTCAACAACACCTTATTATAATGAGTTATATAGTTTTAAAAATAATAATTATAGAATAAAAGATCTTACTGTTAGCATTTTAAATGAATATAAAGGAATCTCAATTGCTTGTGCTTTGAGTACAGTCGATGAGTATAAAAAATGCGTCGAATTAATTTTACAAAGTAATTATAGAAAATTTCTTCAATTTATAGAAGTTGAACATTTAGAAACATTAAAACCATTAGATAATAAAATGTATAATTTGAATAATGTGTATCCGAGTTCAGGAATTGTTGGTAATACTTTAGAATATCCTAAATTAGCTATTTTAAAAATATATGAAAATACTTCATTGATGTTGGCATATCAAAGTGCTCATTGGAAATCATTTATTAAACACAAGTTGGTTTCTAAAAAAATATGTAACTATGGTAGGATAATAAGCGTTATAATAAATAATGAAATAATATAGTTGTAAAATATGTAAAATAAATTATAATTATTTTGCAATTATTTTATAAACAAATATATAAACACATATAAATTATAAATTATTCCAGTTCAAATATATAAAAAATGGAATTTTCTTGGTCAACGTTTATCATCGTTATACTCGTCATTATTATCATTTATTTTCTCTGGTCAATGATGGCTTCGTCCTCTTCAAGCACCGTAATTAGTGGTTCCCAAGACGCAAAAACTCAAACATCTATTTCTATACCTGATAACAGCTACAGCTTTGCCCTTTCTACTTGGATTTATGTGACCGATTGGGAATCAACTTCTGGAGAGAAGGCAATTATTTCTTCTGAATCCGACGCATCGCAGAAAACGCCCAACCTTCTGGTAAGTTTAGGGAAAGATAATAATGCATTAAATATAACCTTGGGAAATAGCGGAAACACCGTCATTCCTCCTGTTCCAAACATTCCACTTCAAACCTGGGTGTCCATCATTCTGAATGTAAATAATGGAAGCTCCATCGACATTTACATCAACGGAAAACTGGTGCAAACAAACGCCCTGCAAGGTCCATGGAGTTTGGGCGCCGGATCGCTGTATGTCGGCTCTAAAGACGGTTTTGACGGCTACATTACCATGGCAACATTCCATAAAGCGCCGCTTGCCCCGCAAGACGCATGGGACACTTATTCCAGCGGATACGGGGCCAGCGGGTCAAGTTCGGCTGTCGACTTTTTCAACAAGTACAAGGTCCGCTTTGCTTTCGTAAAAGATAATGTTGAACTGTCTCGTCTCGACATTTAGAATTTAGATTTGAGATTTGGATTCGGATTCGCGAAATTATTTTATTGATATTATATATCTTACATATATATCTTAGATAATATCAATAAAAATTAATTAAAAAAAATTATTAAAAATGTTATTTTATGGAAAAGAAATCGATTTCACAACCATTATTTTAATAGTTGTTTTAATTCTAGCTGCTTACATCCTTTTCTCTTATTACCAGCAACAAAAACAAGCCGTTCCCATCATTGTTACTTCGCGCCCCGCAACAACGGTTACCACCGTTTCAATCCCTGAAAAAACGCAATTAAAAAACGGCGCATTTGCACTTTCTCTCTGGATTAACCTCAACTCTGCTGTTAAATTTTCGCCGTCATCGGCATCGGCATCGGCATCGGCATCGGCATCGGCATCGGCATCGTCGCCGTCGCCCTTCAATTTGCTACGCGTAGCAAAAAAGGATGGAACTTCGCCATCACCTTTGACTTTGGCACTCGATGCCGATGGAAACCTTGTCGTTTCGTCAATGACGAATATAAAAACAACAATCATGCTGTTTCCCATTGGAGAATCTGTCAACATTGTTCTAAATTATAACGGCGACGACGATGTTGACCCCGATAAAAATGAAACCGTGTATGATCCAACAACAAATAAAAATATACCCATTTATAACCCCGATGCAAACACGTTTTACAATGGCAGTAAGCGCGCGCTCGATGTCTACATTAACGGACTCTTGAATAATACAGTTTCTGTCGACACGCTCACAAATTCAAAAACGGATCCCGATTCGCCGCCATACATTACCTACACAGACGCTTCCATGAACTACATTACAACCAACGGAAATGAAATCGTAGTCGGCGACGACTCATCCTCAGCCATCGTCGATGGCACAATTTCCAATGCCGCATTCATTAAAGACGGGTGTTCACCCCAAGACGTTTTCAGTATTTTTAATCAAGGCGAATCCGGAAGTATTTTGGAAAATTTATTGTCGTATAAGCTTCGCTTCAGTTTCATCGAAGATAATAAAGAAATGAAAACGTACGACTTTCTATAAGTTTCTAATTAGCGAATGAATCGCTGCGATAATAACATTAGTCCGCCGAAAATAGAGAGATTCTTTGTAAATGAAATCATTTCATTCGGACTCGTCGGAAAATGGAAAATTAAAATCGTCATGGCGGTAAACACTGCCAGCCCAATCGTCGCTACATACGCATACTCTTCATACTTGCTCGTATAGAGAGAATACAATATTAGTAAACTTCCAAGCGTGAGTAGTCCAATCACTCCTATAATTGTTGAATCGTAGATCAGCGAAACCAGCATCTTACTCTGGTTCAGCAGCGCCCTTTTAAAATACGCTAAAACCGGAATTCCGATGAATGCTATGCTAATGAGAAGAAACAAATATCCATTTAACCGGCTTGTTTCTGTTTGCCCTTTTGGCCCGAACGTTATCAGAACCACGTAAAAATAAATAATCGCAGCAGAAACAGCAGCAATAAATATGGGGTTTAGCTGAATTGCATTTATTTTCGTCTCAAGAAACTCTACCGTGCCTTCAAACGACACGATTTTATTAATACCACCTGCTAAAAATATAAATAATAGTAAAAATGCATTGAAACAAATAAATAATTTATTATCCATTTTATTATTTATTTATATTTTTATTTTATTTTAACCACAATACCATAAAATATAAATAAATATTATATTATTACCGATTATTTATTATATTTATTTTATTTATTATATTTATTTTATTATATTTATTATATTTATTATAATCATTTTATTATATTTATTATAATCATTTTTTTCATAATTTTGATAGCGCGTATCCGCTTTCTCCCGTGGTGAAAACGCGTTTATATTGATCATCTGACTCGTGCATTTTCAAATGGCACGATTCGCACACTGTCAGCAAATTCGCCCGATGATTTTTATGAAAATGCTGAATGTAGTCGTTTGAATCCGCTTCTTTTTGGTGCTGCAAATGGTGCACTTCTTCACCCACCTCTTTTTTACACAGTTCGCATAGCCCCTTCACTTTATGCGCATTAAAATGGCTCGGCTTGAAACTCAAATCCCCTGCCCGATTCTTATCGCGATACTTTAACCGAATCGCATTCGCCATTTTCAAAAAATCGTCCGGTAAATGCAGCGACTTGCACACCTCGAGTCCATACATGCTCGGCCCCGCACCATCGCGCAGTTTCCGATCATATATTAGCATGTCGCGCGCCCGGTCATACGTTACCGCCATGTGCTTTGTACAAAGTTGGTGTAGTTGCGCGATTTCTTCATAATCCACAATTTCATGCATGTGTGTCGCAAACACAAAACAACTTTTTAAAGCGTGCAGCTTCTGCAACCCGGCAACAAAAATACTGATCGCAGAATCAATTTCCGTGCCCGAACACAGCTCGTCCCCCAGTATCAAACTGTTTTGGTCTGCGCATTTTAATATGACCCGAAGTTCCGACATTTCAACCGCAAATGTCGACATTCCTTTAAACAAATTATCATTCCCCAAAATCCGCGTCATAATGTTCGTATATGGTCGATACGTGAACGCGGAACACGGAACATAAAGCCCCGCTTGCGCCATAATAATACAAATTCCCAGTGCCCGAATCATGCTCGTTTTTCCAACCGCATTCGTCCCGTACAGAAGCATGCCGCGCTCACTTTTACCAAGTGAAATGTCATTCGTCACATATATTTCATCCTCATTCATTCGTTCAATTAAACAGTGCCGAATATCGCGCGCGTCAACATAAGAACCCTCCGCTTGTCCTTTTCCTGAATCGATCGTTGGTTTGCAATACTTGTATTTACGAGCAATGTACGCCTGATTCTGAATCAAATCCACATCCGTAACGAATGAAACAATGGTCTGAAACGACTCTTGGTATTCTTTGAGCTCACACACGAATTTATGAAACACAAGCCCGATTTCATCCCGGATTTTATTTCTCGTCTCGCTAATTGATGCACACACGCTGGATAGCGCCTCATGCACAAATGTAACCGCGCTGCTCCCTGCTTTCACGAATTGCAACGTCGATAAATCAAAATCAAATGTTTTTACTAATTTTTTACAACAATCATCGGCTTGGTCAATCGACTCATATTCCAGTTTGGAAACGTGCTCCTTCGCTTTTACCCGTTTGCCAATTTGTTCTAATAATAACTTGCTTCGCCGTTCCGTCGTCTGAATGCTGTATCCCGACTTTTCCGTTTCGTGCCTTTTTACAAATTCTTTCTCTTTATTATCTTTATTATCTTTATTATCGCCTTTTTCTTTTATTGATGTTGCACCCTTTTTCTCTCCAATCGCAATCAAGTCATTACAGTGCGAGCGAATGGCTTCTAAAATACTGCACCCGTCTTCATTCATAACATACGTTTTATCAAGGTCCTTGCTTACACCCGGTTTAACAAAACAATCCCGGTAACTCAGGTCGAAATCGAGAGAATCTGCGGACTTACACTTGTCCATAAAAAAACACGAATCCATTTTGTTCATTAATTCATTGCACATTTTTGTAATTCTCTCTGGATCTCTATTTGCGCGAAAATATTTCAACAGGATTTCATCGCACTTGACGCCATCATACATTTGCGAAATCATTTGTAAATTGGTATAGAGAATGTAGAGAGAATTCGGATAAACCTTGCCCATTTGTATTTTACGATGCAGTTTTTCAATGTCCTTTATGTTTTCAAGCGCGCTTCTCCAATTCATATACATACACGAAGCCGCAGCATTTGTATTTATTGATTCCTTTTTCAAAACATACTCTGTAATGTCATATTCTCTCTGGATTGTTTTTACATTGAATGACGGATGCAGCAGCCGATAATAAAATCGCCTCGAACCCATCGGCGTCTTGCACTTGTTCAACAATCGAAACACGGACGAATTTGTACCGGCGCCGGCGCCGCTGCCGCCGAGTCCCTTTGAATCAATGATATTGAGCTGTTCCAGCGTGTGATTCGCCAAAACCATTCGGTCCGATCGATTTTCGAATTCCGGCTCTTCTATTTTCGACGTTAAATTCGGGTTGTGTTCATACACAAAATGAAGCAGAAACGTGTATGCTTGAACCGCGAATTCATACACTGAATAATTTTGGAAAATCGCGCTGCACATATGAAACGAGAAAAACTTTCCCAGCACTTCTTTTCGATACGTTTGCTTTTCCGCATTTTTTGCTTGGACTAGAAAAGGATGAGGTTCCCCTCTCTCTTCGCTTTGTCGATTTAGATCAATCCAATGAACCGCATTCGCAGTCGAAGAAATGTTGGCATAATTTTTTATGTCTTCAATTTCATTTGCAGAGAGATTTGAAATAATGATAACTTCGCTAGGACGAAACGATGAAACAAATCTCTCCAGCTCGTCATACGTCGTCTGATTATGGCGCGGATTCAATTCGGACTCGATCTCAAAACACGCGCTTTTTCCCGTATAAATATCAATATTCGACATTCCCATAATGATTTTTTTATTCATTATATTTGTACCCACCTTTACGCGCTGAATCCAAAAACACGACGTGTTGTTCGAGAGAACCGCGGAATCACTCGAAAAAAATGTCCCGGGCGAATAAATGCAATACAAGCTTCGCGTCGTATTTGCGCCTTGGCCGTCTTGCACGTAGACCACAATCGTATACCCGCGATCCTGCATCTTTTTGACATACCGCTCCAAACTGTAGTCCCTGAAATTGCACGTAAACGGAAAGCCCGCCATGCACCTACCGTTTGTAATCGAAGTATTTAAATCACAAACCGTACAAAATTCCCTCATATTTCCATCCGCAATGTTTCCACCTGCGTCTGCCTTTGAATAACACTCAAAAAATGAACCCACCTGCATCAATAATATTGTTTTTTGTCCGTATTTAGTAGAATATTCTCTCGAAATGCGAAAATATTCGTCAGTTAATGAAGTTGCTGCCATGATTTTATCTTCTTCGGGTTTATCGTTATACTTATTCACGGTGTCATTTTATATTCATTTTGTAAATAATATTTTTTAGCATAAATTTATTTTTAA